CTGAAGGCTCTCTGTGCCATTGTTTCAGCGCCTTGCTTGAATAACTGCTTACCTGCAAATTCAGGATCAACACGTGCGGCGGCGGCAATGCCCTCTTGCAGAAAGTTATTAGACCCGTCTTTGTAGACCTTTGAAGTTGTTTGGTAAAGCTCCATTAAAGCTTTGTTTCCTGTAGACTCTGCGGCTTCGTCCATTGCCGTGTGAAGAGTATTCAGAGATTCAGTAATAGCACGAACATAGTCTTCGTCTACAGCCTTACCAGCACCGGGATTCTGTGCGGCACGTAACTTACGATTCAAAAGTTTAACAGAGTCAAAGATCCCCGCAAATGTATTAGACTTCTCACGGCTTGCCATAAACTGATAAATTTCTTCTGCCTTACCATGCGTCGAAACCCCTGTAGGTTTACCTTTCTTGTCTTTAGCGGCTGAACGATAACCCTGTCTAACAGTATCAGCGGCCTCATCAACAATTTCACCTAAATCTATCTTAAGACCACCGGCAAGTTCATCGACTTGAGCATATCGAGGAGCCGCCCAAGCACGAAGATCATTGAGTCCTTGATTGATTGTTTGCTGGAACATTTCACCATTCAGTTTACGGTTTGCTCTTCCTGTAGAGTCAATCAATTGTCTGAAAGTGGTGTCAAGAAATTCACGCTGCTTTTCATAAAGCTTTTCAAAGCGTCCTTGACCGAAGAAACCAGCGGCTCCATAGTTCTCTAAAGTTTGATAGAAAGATGATCCAGTAAGCTGTGCAGGTGTTAGGGTAATACCAGCTCTTTTAAGAGCCTCTTGGAGTTGTTTAACAGCGGTTAGTTCTTCGGCATTGATTGGGATATTAGCACGAATCTTTTCTAAGGCCCCTTTACCGACTCTACCTGCATTACCCAGGATAGGTCCAGCCATTTCCCACATACCAGCATTAACAGACTTATCAAGAGACTCCATGAAGTCTTGTTCACCTGTAAAAAGCTGACGAATTTGGTCAAAGAAGTAAGTGCCTCCTACTGCCCCTGCAACACCGCCGATTAATATACCCGCTGGGCCAAATGGAGCACCTGCGGCCATCCCAGCTAAAGTACCGCCTCCAGTACCGATGTCGGTAACAGCGGCTAAGTCTTCTCCTAGAATTTGTTGTACTAAAGAAAGATTACCTCTTTCAGCGGCCATTGTTGCATAGGAAGCTGGATCAAGGGCTAAACTTGATTGAGAGTTTTGTTGTGCCATAGATTACTACCTCTGTCTTAAACTTTGTTTAATCAATGCCAATCTTTCTTTAGCATCTTCTTCATATCTTTGTCTAGCCGCATCTTTTAAGTCAACAATATCTATATTTTTCCAACCCTTAGTATCGTAAGACCCTTGATTATGATCAAACAATCGAGCTGTTTCATATTCTACATAGCGATCAATGTAAATACTTTCAAATGCATACTGCAATGAAGCGGCATCCCATCCTGCGCTTGGAGTCATACCTTGGATCATTAAAATATCTCGATCAGAGAATGTACCCTTCAGCATCTGAGCATTTTCAAGAGTCATCTCACCAGAAATAACCTTTAATACTGTATCCGCAAAAGCTGTTGCTTTATCAGCGCCAAACCCAATTTGAGCACCAAGTTTAGTAACATAAGAACGTGCATCAGAACCTACACCTGTTGTAGCATCAGGTAGAACACGGATAGCTTTTTCAGCTAACTGCATTCCTTTGTATGCCTGAGCACCTTGAGCAACAACTTCACTGTATTCTTTAATATTACCTTTCACGATTTCTGTAAGAGCTACATTGCCTTGGTTAGCTGTGTTCTCTACACGATCCTGAATTAAGGATTGTTGCTCTGTAACTGTTAATCCAGAAGCATCAAGTTCTTTCATAAAGTCTGTGAAGTTCATTGTACGCAGTTTTTCACGGTTGATGTCTATCTGCGTTCTATTAAGTTCTGTTTTAGTTTCTGTTTCAGAAAGCTTTGCAGTTTGCAGAGCTAACTCACCCGGAAGCTTAGCTTCAATGGCTCCTGTCTCTACATTACGTTTTCTGGCTAAGGCATCGTTAGCAATAGACTGTGCAATTTTATTCTTAGTATCCGCTTGAAGATTCAGATACTCAGGAATACGCATTGTAATTTCTGTTGCAATTTGCTCATTGGTAAGATTAGTTTTAGCCAAAGTGTTGGCAATGTCTGCTGTTTGGTTCTTGACTTCACCGGGTAGAAGCTGAACTAATCTATTAGTTTCTGCTTTGTTCTTTTCGGTTATAGCGGCCTGTGCAATAGTACGTGCTTTAGTTAATTCAATATTAGGATCACGTTCTGCAATGATTGTTGCAATTTCTTCAGCAGTCTTTTCTTGGCGAGCTTCTGTAAACGCAATATCTGCAATCATGTTATCAATTTCAAAAGGCAAGATAGCATTTAAGCGATCAGTTTCTGCTGAAGTCTTAGTTGTTTGCGCTTGTTTAAGCAATGTTGATGCTTCGCTTTCACTAATCTTAAATGGAAGCATATCAAGCGTTTCTTTCATCTGAGCATTAGAAGCACCAGCCTGTGCCATATTCTTTAAGCGAACAGTAATTTCAGTCAAAGCTTTTTGGCGAGTCAATGCAGTTTCTGCGGCATTCTTTTCCATTAATTGAGCTTTAGAGATTAAAGCTTGAGCACCTGCAGAGTCTCCAGCGGATTGTAGCTCTCTTGCCGCCAAGATCATAGATTCAGAATTGGTTGTATCTGTTTTCTTAAGAATATTTTGGCGTGTAACAGCAAGCCTTTCTTCAGGGCTTGTAAAAGACTGAGAAACCGCTTCAGCGGCTTTGTCGTACCCCGCCATACGCAGAGCACTTCCAGCGGCTCCTGCGGCTCTACGTGCGGCCTTATTAAGGTCTTCACCCTGTGCCAGCATTTCACCTGCGGCAAAACGACTTAAAAGACCCGGAAGAGCTGTAGTACCCTGAACAGGTTGTGCAAGCAATCCAGCCTGTGCCGCAGACTGTTCACGAAGCTTAGCTAATTGCTCTTCACGCACCTGTTGAGGTGTTTTAAGCATATTCAAAATCATTGAATTTTGAGTCTGTGCCATTATAGTTCCTTAATTACCGTAACCGTAGCCACCAGCATAGTCTACTACATCCTCAACAATATCACCTGCACTACCTCCGCCAATGTTTAAGGCATCAAGTAACTGTTGATAAGGAGATGTTTGACCACTCATAGCTTCAGCACCGAAGTATCCTGACAATGCATCAGCCAATGCACGAACACGTTGACCTTCAAGAGACGCCGCCGCTGTGCCAGCCGCCGCTTGAGTCTCAAGACCAGCAATACCACCTTTATAGAGTGCTTCAGACTGCCCAAGTTTTGAAGATTGTGCAATGTTAGATAAATTAATTGCTGGAGACATCGCCGCAAGAGCTTGTGTTTCTGGTGTATAAGCCGCACCTAACATACCTGTAATGTTCTGAATGTTTTGCCCGGTTAATGCCCCTGCTTGCGTTAAGGCAGTTAGAATATCGGCAGACTCTTGTTGCCTTAAACTTTCTTCAAAGGCCATTAATTCAGGAGTTGCTCCTCCAAACATCCCAGATTGCGTACCTAGTCGTCCTTGCATTCTTAAACGATTTTCAAGAGTTAAACGCTGACGTTCTGTTTCTGGAGCACGTAGTGTGCGTAATTGTTCTAATAAAGACTCTGGAGTTACCTGTGTTGTTGGAACAGCCTGTAAAGCCTGTGTTAACATTCCAGTTTGAATAGCCTCTGGAGTCTCTGCAAGCTGTTGTGTTAATGCTCCACCAGCACCGACTTGAGTAGTGCCTGTACCTGTCGTCACAGTGAATGGAGTAAACTCTGCCGCCTGTGATGCAGTTTGTCCAAGCTGTGTAGCCTGTCCAGATAAGTCAGTTCCTAAACTTTTAAGATAATCAATCTGATCACCAGAAAGTTCATACGGCAAAACAGCCGATGCTAGCTGGCCACCTGCTCCAATTAAATCTGCTAAACCCGGCATTAGTATGTTCCTCCGTCGATAGTTCCGGCAGTTAGTGTACCTGTGACGATTGCAGTAGCCGCTGTTAATGTTCCTGTAAATGTTGGAGATGCTGAATCAGACTTTGTTGCTATCGATGTTTGAATAGCGTCAAATTCTGTATTGATTTCCGTTCCTTTAATAATCTTTGCAGGGTTGCCAGATGCCAAAGTATCCTTCACCGCAAAGTTGGTTGCTTTCGTATAGTTTGACATTAGATAGTCCTTCCTACAATTGCTTGTGCTGTAAGTCTTTGCACTGAGACAGAAGCTCCATTCACTTCTGCTTCAATTCCTAGTTGTACTACTTGGCCTCCGCCACTAGCATTTACTGTTGGCCGGTTGACAAGTACCCCTGCGTTAAATTCACCGATGTTATATTCTGCAATGTTGTACTCTGCAACTACTTGAGTGGACAAAGTAAATCTTTTCTTTTTATATGCGTATGAATAATCATAACCCCAGTTCAATACAATGTCTGTGGAGCTACCACCGATAACAGTGATCTTTAGATTCTTTAGTAATTTCAAATTTGATGGAGCGCCGAAGTCAATGTAGTTGGTAAAGTACGACATTTGATACGCTGTACCATTATCAGTAAATCCATCATACTTTGCAATACCGGCTCCTTTACCTAATAACAAATCACCGGCTCTGGTTCTACAAAATGCCTGTGGAGCAATAGTATCCCATTGAGTTGTTCTATGTGAGCCATCCTGTAAAGGAGTCCGCATATCAAAACAGTATGTAATATTTGTAGTAGGTAAATGTAAAAGGTAAAACGCTTCTTCTGGAGAGTACACAGAAAAGATATTACCGACTTCTGATTGCAAAAAGTTAGTAATCTCAGTGCGGATATTCTTAGAAATGTCAGTCATTGGTGCTGACTTTTCTTGTATAGTACGTTTTAAACTACGTACACCAGAGTCCGACAAGAAGATTAAATCTGTGCCTGTAACCTGTACAGAATCTCTAGCAATACAACCAATACCAGCAACAGTGTCTGCTAATTGCATTGTGGCAGGATCATCAGCTCCTGTATAAAGCAATATTTGTCGTTTACCAAAGATAGCCAAGATACCGTTATGTACCGCTAATGCAGTAATCTCATCTGATCCATCAGGCCACACTTTAGAAATATCAATTTGACCTGAAGAACCTGTATCCCAGCTTACGCCTGTAAGCAAATCACTCCAATACACGGTGGTGTTATTGGCGGACGTTTTGGCAACCCAGAGTCTACCAAATCCAGACTGCACAATATTACCAGCAGGTACAGTACCGGAGTAATCCGGGTGTGCGCTAACTTCATCACAAGTGGTCCCATCATAGTAAATAGGATCAGACCCCTCACGGAACAAGTAATGTATGCCGTTTAAAGTAGCGTGATCGTATAGACCATCGGACACTGTATGTGATGCTGGTGTAATATCAGTAAGTGTAGTAGTGCCTTTGTAGATTGCTGAAGCACTACTAGATATAATTTCAGTAGTTCCATCAGCTTTTACAAATTCTGCAATAGAGACTATCGAATCTCCGCCAGATGTAGTTTCGTATGTCCATCCTTTGCGAGCACCGATTCGTCCAAACTGGTCAATAACACAATTATCAGCAACCAATGCAAACTGTTCAGGTAGAGAGGTTGGAGAATCCTGTGTATTAAGACCATAAAAGCCCGGTGCTTGAATGGCAATACTTTGTAGCTCTTTAGCCATTAAACTGTTGTCCAGATGGTTTCGTCAGGGCTTAAACCAGCATCAAAAGACACTGCATTGGATAGTTCCTGTTGTGCAAAAATAGCTTGTTCAGCAGATGATTGTCCACCAGTTTCTCCACGTTCTCTAAGAGCATAAGAATATGCCCATTGTATAATAGGAGAAGTAGGAACTGTTACTGAATCTGCATCAGTGCTTAGATCATTAGTGCGTCTAACTGTATAGACACTAATAGTTTGTACAGAGTCTGGAGTGCGATAAAGACGTAATTGAGCATCTCCGTTAGCATCTAAACCGTCTACAGCATAAGAAAGAACAGGACCTTGAGCACTATCGCTTTCTAGATTAGACTGTCTAATATTTTGCAGTGCATCACGTAATACTTCAATATTACGGGTTTCATTATGCACATATAATATTTTAGAACGTGTACCAAAATCACTAAGAGCGTACAATGCAGTCCCTGCAGAAGTTGTCACAGTATAGGTGTGACGAAGCCCTGTCCAGTCCCAAGTGTCCTCGACAAGTCTTTTAGCATCATTAACAAAGTCACCGACAAGCTTTGAATAATCAGATTCATCGACTGTGGTTACTTCTTCTTCACGAAGTTTACGCAGAACTGCGTTGACAAGCTGTAAGTAAGTCATAACTATATGATACCATAAAAGTTGTTAAATGTCAAGCTAATTTTCCAGTTCGTGATAAAACTTCTCTGGAGAATAAAGGCTCATCGGTTGGTGAAATATCAAATTCTGATTGTAAAGATGCAAGTTCTTCGTCTTCTTCTAACTGTACGCCTACAGGAGTCATTGGCTCTAACAACTGAGATAAACCAATCATTTGAAACTCAGGCATTAAATCAAGCGTATTGACATCAATGCCCATATCTCCTAGTTCTTTGAGATTGTAGTCTCCAATGTCTGAAGTACGGAATCCGCTAAAATCTATTTTAGGAATGTTTTCTCTAAAGTTTGTAGCTAAGTAGTCGAAGTCAATATCATATGGTTGAAGCGCACCAAAGTTAACTTTACCTTCAATCTCAGGAAGTTTACTGGCTAACAGTCTTGCTTTGTCTTCAATGTAGGATGCGTTCTTACGAACATAGTCTTCAATTGCTGAGAATTGTGATGTGTCAATGCCTAAATCTGTAGCAAACTTACTGAAAAACTCAGGTGCTCCTAAGTCAATACCTGACAAATCAACACCTACGGTTGATGCAAGCTGTCCTAGGTCTGGTGTTTCACCACCACGTTTATTGTATTCTTTAGCACCTGCTATTAAAGCATCTGATGTACCAGCACCTTGGTCTAATTTAACGGCTGTCTTAAGTCCTGCATACCCAAGAGCATTGATAGTAGGGTCATCAGATCCTAAATATCCGACAATTTTATCACCGTAACGGTTAGCAATGGCTTCTGATGGGTCTTTACCCTCAACAAGAACATCATAACCTACACGGGCTACATCCATGTTCTCTCTAACAATGTCAAAGGCTTCAGAACCAATAGCATCTTGCAAGGCTTTTTGTCCTGCTTCTTTAATACCAGAGGCTTCAATAATGTCTTCGCCGTAAGCAGAAACTAAAACCTCTAGCGGATCACCGCCTTCAGCTAATGCTACGGAGGTGTCTAAAGCTTTCTTAACATCAGCAGGGAGAGGCTCACCTGTTTGAATATCGTACCCTGCGGCGGCCATAGCCGCAATCTGTGAAGGTGATAAATCTTCGCCAGAGTCTACGGTTGCATAAGCATTTAAAAAAGGAGCATATTGTGGAAAGAAAATTTGGGCGGCTAATTGAACATAAGGGTTCTGAATGGCCTTGTCAATTTCATCAACGCTTTCACGAACAATGTCTTCAAACTGCTCACCTGCTTTGACAATTGGGTCAACTACAGGAGCAAGGATCGCATCATCTACAGCGGCTCCTACGTCACTGACAGCACCTGCAACATTACTAGCGGCTTTCTTAACTTTCCGTATTGGACTCCAACCCATTAGTTGTACCTCAGTATCGTGTAGTTGTCTTGCTTGCCGATGACTTTAGCGCCAAGCATTAAATTAAAATTTAAACTTTTTGTGTTATCTACTGTGGTGTAACAAACACCTAATTTAGTAATCAAGTTTTGGAAGTGTTTTTTTAATGAAGGCTTCCAATCAAGCACTTCACAGTGCAGTATCTTTTCACCATCATCGTCAAACTTAACGACAACACTATGGTTAAAGCTAGAGTCTATTACCACTTTTTACAAGACCAGTAACGTGCGGTGAGCTTTGAAGGTGGGTTAGTGTCACACTTGTGTCTAGCACGAAAGCTCTTACGTCTTGCAGGTTGATCTTTCTTAATAGTCATGTTAGGATCACCAAAGCGAATCGTTTTAGTCCTGTCACCTTCTTTAGCAACAACAACAAACTTCTTAGATCCACCCGGAGTGCGCTTCGGTTTATTATAAGCACTGACACCTGCTCTGGCTAACTTAGGGTCTTTAGACTTTGGCATTTAGCCTCCTTGGATAACATCGTTTTCTTCAATAATCGAAACTAAACAAGTAGCACCTGCAGAAGCTTTAGCTTTAATAATATCGCCTTCTTTCATATTGATAAACTCATAGTAGTCGCCGCCGATCTGAAGAAAATTATTAGACCCTAGCGAGTAACTATTGAGTACCTGAAGTGTTGCTGTCTCTGAAGCATCATAGAATTGTACATCAACATTAATGGTAGACCCTGCAGTATCTGTAATAAACAACACACGCCATTCAGCACGTTTACCTGCAGGAACTGTATAGATGTCTTGATAAGAAGTTGTCAGGGCTTTGCCAAATGTTTTCTTAATCATTTCTTCTTCTTCGCTGTTCTAGCGGCTTTACGAAAAGCAGACGTTGTTGGAGCACCTTTAGTACCGGGCTTACGCATACGTTCTTTAGAGCCTCTAGCGATTCTACGGCGTTTAGCGTGAATGTTAGCGTAGAGTCCTGCCATTATGCAGTCCTAGTCTTTTTCTTTTTCTTAGCGTAAGAAACTTTTTTGCCGGTTTTCTTAGCTTCTGTTTTGGCTTGCGCCATACCTTTTGCTGTATAAGCGTAATGTTTACTTCCTACTTTCGGCATTACTTTTTTCCCATCATATCCATTAGACCTTTACCGGCTTTGACGCCGAATGAGGCCAGTACAATCACCATGAGAATCTCATGATACCAAATCGGCAAAGTTGCCAATGCGTCGAATCCCTGCTGAATATGTCCTACCATGCTTGGTATAAAGACAAGAATCAGGGGTATGCTGAACACTATCGTTAGCCACTCGTCTTTCCAAGAGTTCTTGGAAGCCTCTGCCATGATGCGTTCCCAATCCGCTGAAGACTGTGCCGCTGTTTTCAGTGCGGTGGCTTTGGCCTCTGCGGTGGCC